AGGTAAGATATCCGGTTGAACATTTAGATCCTGATAATATAAAAATTTTACCATTTGATTTAGTAGAGCTTAAGTCTGCTCCTGCTGGTTTGATGTTGATTAATAGATCTGTATTTAAGGTGCTGATGGCTAAGTATTCTAATAGGAAGATTAAGTTTGATAAGGCGCACGCTGATAAGATGGACTTAGAAGTTGGATATAAGGGCGCGATCGATAAGTATATGTATAATTTTTGGGACACAAGTTTTAATGACCATGAGTGGAAGGGTGAAGATTTAGCCTTCTCGGAGCTAGCTAGACGTTGTAGTATTAAGATCTACGCGAATCTGGACTCATGGACCACGCATCACGGATCATGGGGCTTTAGAGGTAAGTTTGGTGATTCACTAATTAAGAAGGAGGGTAAATGAGAGAGCAAATCTATAAAGCACTAATGGTGCGCTACCAGTACCAGATGGAAGACGCACTGCTTAAAATAGACATGTTAATGGCAACACCACAATCTGTGATTGTAGAACATATAGATATTACAGGTGAAATTGACAAATTGTTACACATTGTTGCAGAAGCCAAAGAGAATATGGCAACTTTGCGGCAGTATTATGGCACAAATTAGATTTTGTGGTACCATATAGTGTTCTAAAAAGTTTTAAAAAAATTTATAAATTTTTTTTGGAGCAAAATAATTGGTACTTTGGTACTTTTCAAGGGAAGACCGCATAAATACTGGCTTAAAGTGGGACCAATTATGGACCAAATGTGGTTTATGGTACCAATGATTTGGTACCATGTTAAATTAACCGCATAAATACTAACTTCTCAAAAAGCCCTATCGGGCGCGCGAGGAAACTTTTTGAAACTTTTAAAACTTTTCAGATCCCTATATAGATGCTAGAAGAAATTATGCCTAAGAAAAGAAGAAAAATAGTCGTCAACTCAACAACTCCCGAAATACCTTTTCCGAAAGTCCGAGTGGAGTGGATCGATTGTGTGAGTGATTCGGGCTGGGCAACTGAAAAAGAGTTTGACAAGATGTCTCTTGCAAAACCAATTAACGAAGGTTGGTTATATTCTAAAGATAAAAAATCTATTAAGTTATTTGCTTCTTACGATAAGGAAGACGATGGTAGTTTTACTTTTGGTGATCGGACGATGATACCTCGTCAGTGGGTACGGAAGATTCAGAAACTTTAGGAGATTCAATTGCTTCACCTTCAACAGTCTTTGCATTCAATAGAGGCTCGTAATCGGATAAAATTTGTTTCATCTTTGCTTCTAGTTGTTCTTCTGACATATCTTCTAATTTCCCAGTTTTTATTATTTTTCTGTCTATGTACAATCCTGCTGCTTTTCCTCTATTTGTTTCAGCATTTACAGCAGAAGAGAAAGAGCCCTTCTTCAAAGCCAACTCTTTAATTCGAGATAGCTCGGCTACATGCCCTTCATAGTTAACTTCAAATTTTTTAAGTCTTTCTTCTTTTAACTCACCTATATACTTTACCACCAATGGTGAGTATCGAGGGTTAGTTAATTCTGATCCTTCTCTCATAGCTCTATGAGGTGAGTAGCCTGCTGCAACCGCAGCTTCTCTTTTAGACATAGGTCCGCTCGGTCCACCAAATACTAAAAACTCAGCAAACCTTTGTTGCATTTCTGTTAATCTTTTTGGAACTCCCATATTGACAATTTAAGGGAACTATCCTATATTGTCAAGGTATGAAAGATAAACGAACTTATAACAATTTGAAAGAACATGGAGAAGATATGACGTATGAAAGCGAGAGAAAACACAAAAGTGATGATAGAGGAGAGCTAGATTTAAGCTTACTTGTTGACCAACACAAACGAGAAATTTGGGCTTATAAAATGAGAGAGTCTGACTGGGTCAGAACTAAGAATCAATTAGATGGTAATAAAAAAATTATAGAAGAAATGTCAGCACAAGTTATAGGTTTAAAAAAAGAGATTGACAGATTGTCAGAAGAGAATAATAACCTTAGAACTATAGATTCTTCACATCAAGAATTGAACGGAAAACTAAGAAAACAAATTACAGAAGTTGAAGTTGAAATGGCTAACTTAAAAGCAATTGGAAATAATTCTCCAGAGATGAGAAACTTACAAAGGGATAATAAGTATCTAGTGGAGAAGGTTAGAGACTATCAANAGATGTTGAAAAAAAGCAGGACTATGAGAGTACAAGACCTTCAACAATTCTTATCTCAATTTACTGAGGGATCAGATGCAATTAAGAATGCGCAGGTGTTTGTAGAAGTTAATGGCAAACTTGCGGGAGTCAGACGTATGGAAGTGCATGAAAATTCTATTCCGATCGTAGGACACACAGGTCACACAGCACATAGATTAGTTATTAAAAACTCAAAAACCATCAAGTATAATATTACCTGAGAAACTGCAAAAAAGATTATTAGATGGACGACGACGTTCCCTCAAAATCCGTATGGGCCCGGAAGCTAAATTATATAAAAAATTACGTAAATCTTGCAAAGATATTTCGTGGATTAGAATTGAAAACCTTAGCTCTCTTGGGACTCCTGATCTATTGGGCTATAATAATTCTGGCACCTTTTTCACAGTAGAATTAAAGTGCACCAAAGGGAATAAAGTTAGATTTTCACCACACCAAATTGCGTTCCATAAGACACATCCGAATAATACTTTCATCTTAGTCGAGGCCCTTTGTCAAAGGTCCTCGAAACTTGTTCAATACTACTTGATCCCTGGATCAAGGATAGATGAGCTTGTAGCTTGTGGCTTGAAGCCTAAGCTTGACGCTTGTTGCTTGGAGCTTGATGCTTGTAGCTTGAAGTTTGAGAACCTGAACTAGGTTCTGGTTTAGTGGTGCTTGGAGCTTGCTGCTTGAGGCTTGTAGCCTGGTGCTTCCTTCTCTCAGCCCGGAGGGCCGCATAATGTTTTGGATGGTAAAAGGTCATTAAATGCAATTATACATTTCTTCACAGTAGTCATCAAGGCCAAGGTTATCCTGAAAGAACCACGTAACACGATCCCCGCCCCAGTAACCTTCGACTTCTTTTGTGTACAGGTTCACCCAGATGGTGGGCCCGCCACCTGCCACCATAAGCTCACAGCCCAGGTAACGCTTCTGATGGTCCACGATGTAACGCATGTCGTATACGTCTTTCACCCAGTCGCTCGCTGTTTCCTGGCGCTTCTCTCCTGTTTCTTCGTCAAACACTTCTTCAGGGTTCGTGATGCTCATTCCAATGGATCTGCACATTCTGCGAAGTTGTTCTTCGCATGTTTCGCTTTTTCTTTTTGCTGTCATTTTATTTCTCCTTTATAATCCTATTGTAGCTTGACGCTTGCTGCTTGTCAAGCTTGGCGCTTGAAGCTTGCTGCTTGATGCTTTTAAAAAACTTCTCACAGCTGGCCAGGTAAGCCCGCGGCAGCTGATCATGATCCCGCAGGAAGTAGTGTGTTAAGTCGTTGTGTTTAATTCTCTTTTTGTTCATAATTTCTCTCTTTCTAAATCCTTTATAATCCATGATTCAGGGTTTGTCAAGCTTGAAGCTTGTGGCTTGCAGCTTTTTTCTTTTTGTTATTTAGAATCATTCTAATCTGGCGCCTGCAGCTTGAAGCTTGGCGCTTGTAGCCATTGGCCAGGAGCCATTCAGCATGCAGCTCTAGTATATTAATTCCATAACTTTCTAATTGTCTACTCATAATTTCTGATCCCAGATCCCTTTTTGCCAGATCAAATCTTTCAACAGGTTTTGTACTATGTCCCTGTATTGAAGCGCAAAGGGATCAGGGATCAGTTGCCCCACCGGTGAAGCCGGGCCAATAGACTAAATGGGTTAAAACCATTGCTACATTTTTATAGTCCGAGCATCTGATCCCAGATCCACTAGAGAGTGCTAGCATTTTGCATAGGACGTTTCCTATCGCTAGTGGATCAGGGATCAGTTGTTGTCCTGCACAGGCGGACCACTCATTCCGGCTTTGTGGCCATGTCGCACGTACATTGCAACCTGAGCTATAGTGGGTCAATTCCCACAGCTACAACATCTGATCCCTGATCCATTGCAGTCAATTAAGTCCTCTACACAATGGATCAGGGATCAGTCCTAGTTCATAACACGAAGACGAGCTAGTGCTGGTGTGACGTGCTACAACTAGGAGTTGTCCCCCTATAGATAACATCGGGATCAAACCAATAGCTCTATAGGTATATCCAACATAATGCTTGACAAAGGGTTTGTCAAGTGTTAAAAATACAAAATTAATAAAGGAGAAATAAAATGCAAAATAAAACAATGGCAGATGAAATGTTTGAACACGCTAATATAATTAATAAAGCGACAAGAACTGCAAACCTATATGGCAAATTATTTGCTTTACAAGAAATGGAAATACATATACTTTCTGAAATTAAGAAAGTAAAAGAGCAAATAGAAAGAGGTGAACATGAGTAGAATAAGACTAAATCAAGAGTATCGTAATAAAATTGCTAACAGAATGAGAGTTCATTTAGAGCAAGAGGATACTGTTGAAAAACAAAAGTATGACAGTTTGAAAGCAGATCAAATTGACATAAACGATAATGCGTGGAAGATTGCAGAAAAAATTGTGAGACGACATTATACTGATGAAGATGTTGAAATGGCAAGATATTTACAGAATAAGCATAAAAATGTAAGTACTATCGCAAAGGACAGTTGTTTCCATTTTCATTATATGGGTAAAAAAGAAACAAGAGACTATGACAACAATCCACAAATTGAGGACGCAACGATAGAAAAACATTTTGACTTTAGATTAAATGGTAGCTTTGATACTGAGAGCAATAATTCTTATGCAAATGATAATTCTTATGGCTATGCATTATATCGTGATGAAATAAATGCTCAGGAGGGTTGCAACGCAGATATAAATATTGAGCAAGAGGGAAACCACAGCAATCCACATTTAACTAAATTCCAAGACGCAAATAATAAATATCTTAGAGCTGACGAGGACGATCAAGGATATGGCAAAATTTGGAATGAGAAATATCAATTAGATTTAATTGGTAGTGATTATTGTAGAGATCGTTCTATTGCTTGTACTGAACAAGAGTTCATGATGTTGATTGATTGGAAGAAACAAAAAGAGCAATTTGTTATGTCTCATGAGAAATGGATTAAATCTATTTTAAACCAAATGAAAGAAATTAAGATCGGTTTAAAAGGATATAAATATTTAGACGAGGCAATTGAGTTATCAAATGAATTAGGACTGGCAATTACTGACGCTGAAATTGTTAGGACAAATTCAACTGGTCTAACAATCTACAATCCTAAAAATCTAGCTGATAGAATAAAAGGAATGAAGAACAAGAAAGAAAAAACGAGAGCTGAGAAAATAGCTGAGAGATTGATGTACGAGCAACAAAATCAAGCTGTAAATTAACAGTTGACAGACCTATCCTATTAATGATAGGATAGGTCATTAACAGAAAGAAGAAATACAGATGACAAAACAAATAAAATACTTTTCTTGGTTTATGAAATCTAGAAATAAATTCGCAACTTGTAGAGGAGTTGATGAATACGACAATTTTAAATCAAGACAATGGATAGATCAAAAAGGAAATCCTTGTTATAACTTTTGGGACATTGACGCAAAACACCCTAGAACAGCAGTTAATTATTCTGTAAAGGCGGCATAATGATAGGACGATTATTAATGATTTTAACCGGATTGATTTTATCAATATTAGGAATAATTACAGCATTGCATTCACAACATTTTATTTTAGGCTTAGTAATTTTGTTTGGTGGATTTATATCAATGTTAGAGGGATTGCCAAAGCATGGATAAAAAAGTAATTGACAAGTTAGAAAAAAGAATTGCAACACTTGAAAAGGTTTTGGAAAGCCATGCAAAATGTATTGGAGAGTTGAGAGTTAAAGATAATCAATTTGAAATTAATGCAGATGGAACTGAAACAAAAAAGGACAGTATATTATGAGTAATTATAATTGGTGTCACAGTCCGAATTGCCATAAGGTTGAAACACTATCAAGGGTCAGAGGAACAGGGACAAATAAAGTTTTAAGAACTAGAAAGATTAAAATTAATTATCCTAATGAGCCACTTAATGTATGGAATTACTTTTGTAATCAAAGTTGCTTATTCGGTTTCATAAGTCATTTCTTAAATGAAATGGTAAATATAAGACCGGTTAAAAAGCCGAGTGAAACACCGGTCAAAGTGACAACACATACTTATGACATGGGTTATCGCCAAGGTGAAACATATAAAACAATAACAACGATTGACAATGATTGATCTATCCCATATGATCCATGATATGAATAACATGAAAGTAAAACAATCAGTAGAATACAATGGCAAGAGATATACTCTACCATTTTTAGTAGCTAAAGAATCTCTATCTACTGAAGAAGACACAGTAAAAAATAGATTCGGTGGCGAGTCGTGTACATTGCCAGCGTTTGCTATTGCTGTGTATGATGTAATCATCGGCTCTGAAATGTTAGGTGATTATAAAACAGTAAGACAAGGTTTAGATTGGTTTAGTAGAAATTTTACTAAACAATACATGGTCTTGCTAGACTGAGTCATCAACCACAACGAGGGCGCTAACGCGCCCTCGTTTACCCCCCTCAATAGAGGTACCAAACCCAAATCCAAACATTTTTAAAACATAGACCCCGATCCCCAATTAAATAAAAAGGGGTCCCACTACTTCAGGTTGTATTGCTTGATTTAGACAGTCAATGGTGGTAAAAACTTCTTCAACATCCTATAAGGGTGCGAAAAATTTTTTAAAAATTTTGTATGGATTTAAATAATATAGATATAAGTAAGCTACCTTCAGACGTCCGTAAAACTTTTCGACAACTTCAAGTAATGTATGCGGAGAAAAAAATTCAAAATAAAGCTCAAGATGACTTTTTAAGTTTTGTTAAATGTGTTTGGCCCGAGTTCATTGAAGGTGCGCACCATAGACATATTGCAAAAAAATTTAATGACCTTGCAACTGGTAAAATTTCACGACTAATTGTTAACATGCCACCTAGACACACGAAGTCAGAGTTTGCATCTTACCTACTTCCTGCATGGATGGTGGGCCGTAATCCAAAATTAAAGATAATTCAAGCAACTCACACTGGAGAACTTGCAATTCGTTTTGGACGTAAAGCAAAAAACTTAATTGATAGTGAAGAGTATGCAAAAATTTTTAAAACTAGACTACAAGAAGACAGTCAAGCTGCGGGACGTTGGGAAACTGCCCAAGGTGGTGAGTATTTTGCTGCTGGTGTTGGAGGAGCAATTACTGGAAGAGGTGCAGATTTACTTATAATTGACGATCCTCACTCTGAGCAAGATGCTATGTCTCCAACAGCTATGGAAAATGCGTATGAATGGTACACATCAGGTCCTCGTCAACGTCTTCAACCTGGTGGAAAAATTATTTTAGTAATGACTAGGTGGAGTAAAAAAGATTTAACTGGAATTTTACTGCAAAACCAAAAAGAAGTTAAAGCTGATCAGTGGGAAGTGGTCGAATTTCCGGCGATCTTGGACCACGGACCTAAACCTGAAGCTGTTTGGCCAGAATATTGGAAATTAGACGAATTAGAAAAGGTAAAAGCAACATTACCAGTTGGAAAATGGAACGCACAATGGATGCAAAGACCAACTTCTGAAGAAGGAGCACTTATAAAACGTGAATGGTGGCGAGTTTGGGATAAAGATGAAATTCCAGACCTGCATTATGTCATTCAATCTTACGATACAGCGTTTATGAAAAAAGAAACAGCCGATTATTCGGCAATTACCACTTGGGGCGTGTTTTATCCAGAAGAAGACGCACCACCAAACTTAATTTTAGTAGATGCTATAAAAGGAAGGTATGAATTTCCAGAATTACGAAGATTAGCGCTAGATCAGTACAAATATTGGAAACCTGAGGCAGTTATAGTCGAAGCAAAGGCATCTGGACTACCTTTGACGTATGAACTTCGTCAAATGGATATACCAGTTCAGAACTTTACACCTAGCAAAGGAAATGATAAACATGTAAGAGTAAATACATGCGCTCCGTTATTTGAATCTGGTTTAATATGGGCGCCAGACCAGAAATTTGCGGAGGAAGTCATTGAGGAATGTGCAGCATTCCCGCATGGCGATCATGACGACTTAGTTGATAGTATGACTCAAGCTGTTATGCGTTTTAGACAAGGTGGTTTTATACAACACCCTGAAGATTATTGGGATCCACCAGAAGCGCCTAGGAAGTTTGAGTATTATTAATTATGACAATATCAAGAATTTTTTCACTTAGAAATTTTGTTAAAAAACAACTTATAAAAACAAATGATCAAGGTATTATGACTTTACCTGATAAAGGTAAAATTGACTTTGGTGAAATGATAATTAGAGAAAATCTATTTAAAAAAGGTATTGATGTAAATTCAGTTACAAGTGAAAAACAATTAGAAAGTATTTTAAATACACCCCATTCCAACACCACCACCTCAAAAATCTGCAGATGTATTGGATCTTACAGGAAAAAAAATAGATACTGATAAACCTATATCAGGTGGTAAAAATATTGACTGGGAAGAAGTTGAAAAAACAGACATAGAAGATTTTGCACAAGGCGGCAGAACAGGTTTAAGTTATTTACTTGCAGAAGATTCAAATCAAAGAGTACCGTTTTCAAAAGGTAAAATAGCAGATCTTGCTAGAAGAGCATTTTTAAAAGCGGCGGGAGCAGGAGCTGCAACGGTAGGAGCTGCTAAAACAGGATTATTTGGTTTATTAAAAGGTGGCGCTGGTAAACAAGTTGCAAAAGATTTAACACAAGTTCCGATTGGAAATCCCGAAGGCATGCCATCATGGTTCAAGCCCCTTGTAAATAGAGTTATTAAAGAAGGTGATGATGTCACTAAGAACTTTGCAACCAAAGAAAGAGAAATTGTTCATCAAGTAAGTTTAGAGGGAAAAATAGGTAGCCCACATGCTCTTGGAGTGGATGATATAAGAGTTACACAAAGTTTAGACGATGGTACAATTAGGGTGCAGTATAATACTGTGAATTCACCGGGTGAATATGGTGTTGATTTAATATATAAAAAAGGTGAAGTAATACCAACTAAAAAAGGTTCGGTTAAAACAAAAGATGAATTTAGTGCTGCTGAAGCAGAACCACGATATACAGGCGGTCCTGAAGATGCAGATATTGAATGGGATGGAGAAAATCTTGTAAATAATGTTGATGACTTATTAACAGACACAACTAAATTAGAAACTTATGCAACAGGTAAAAAACCAAATATTAAAAAACTTTTAAAAAGCGAACAGAAACAGAAAAAAACTCAACAATTAAATGAAAGCAATGCTGAACAAGCAAATTATATAGAAGAGAAATACGGACCAGGTCCTGATCCAAGTGATTTTGTTGATGACTTCGCATCCGGGGGCCGTGTTCCGTTAGCCTATGGTAGTGGTACAACATTGGATTATGATACAGATTGGGACGACATGGATCCTGACGAATGGCTTCATATTATAAAATTATTAAAATCTAGACAACTTGCAGAAGGCGGACGTATTCCATTCTCCAAGGGTAAAGGTGTTATGAGCTTGTTAAAATTAATTCAGAAAAAATTTCCAGGAACCACGAAACTTGGACAAACATCCAGACCTATGGCTGAAAAAACACAGTTAAAAAAAGCAATCGCTGATTTTCAGGAAAGACAAAATATAGCAAAAATTCGTGAAACTATTAAAGCTGATGAAAAGGCATTAATAAAATTACAAAAAGAGTTTAATAAAAAATATGGTCCAGGTAGCAAACAGTGGGAATCTAATAAACCTATGAGTGATGCACTATATAAACAAAATGTTGAAGAAGGTAAAAAACTTAGTGATATAGAAAATAGAATATTGGAAAATAGAATAAAAATTAATGATCCTCCTACAAAAGATGATTATAAATATTATAGTGAACAATTAGATGTTCCAGATGCGGATTACTACCCAGTTAAAGGAAATGAAACTCTTGCTGAACTAGAAGCAATGGTAAAAAAAGCTGATGCAGATGACATAGCAGAAATAAAATATCAGAAAAGGATTTACGATAAGGAAAAAAAATTAAAAATCTGGGAAGATCCAAAAAAAGTTAGAGAAGCANTTAGATGATATTTTTTCAAGTGGGGATTATAAAATGGATGCAGAAATGGCATCAGAAGCTTTAGTTGAAAATAATCCAGCAGCTTTTGGTGGTAAACTNATTGATGATATTGATGATGCGACACGATCTGAAATTTATGGAGCAGTTTTAAGGGTTGTGCAGAGCGATCTAGCTAAAACGCTTCAATTGAAAAGAGCTGCCAAATCAAAACCGATGGATGTTGAGGAATATGGATCAGCAATGGCTGAATGGGCAAGAAAAAATGATCCAGAAGGATATGCTAAAATACAAAAAGTAGTAGATGAGGCTAATCAACAATTGGAACTTCAAAGATTTAAGACTAAAGGCAGAAAACCAAATGCATCAGGCGGTCTTGCTAACATGTTAGGCGAATAATGAATCTTAAACAATTAATTAAATTTGGATTAGAGAACAGCAGTGATCCGGTGATCAAGAACCCTGTTCTAAGATCCGCGCTTGAAAAACCACGGTCCATGGACCTTGCAGCTTTATCCGATGACGTAGTACCAGGCAGACTTAAAGACGAACTAGAAGGTAAGTTCGATCCTTCTCAAGAAACATACGAAGAGTATTTACAAAGAATAAATTTAGAAAGACCATTTAACATGGCTGAAGGAGGTCAGTTAGTTGCACCATCGGTTGACGGATCAAGACCTGGGTATAGTGGTTATGATAAAGATAAAACAGTTTTAGACGCAGAAACTATTAAAAAAATAAAAGAAAAAATAAAATTACCTGTTGGACAAAAATGGAATTTTTATGACCCTAACCCTAATTCAAAAACATATAGACCTAAAGGGCATACTTATGGAATTGAGAAATCTAAATACCCAAAACTGTGGGATGTAGCTAGAAATGTTGGAAAACCAGGAAGAGCGGAAACAAAACTAAAAAAAGCTAAACAAAAATATAAAGAAATAAAAGCCAATCCAGATCTGTTAAATCAGAAAAGAGCTTACGATAGAGAACTATATATGGGTAAAAGAGAACAGGTTTTAGAAGACTTAAACTTTAAATATGCAACGGATAAAAAGTTTAGAGAAGCAAAATTAGAATATGAGAAAATTCAAAGAATAGAAAACCCTGAAAAGTTCAAAAAGAAAACAAGTGATTTCTATGCTAAACACGGAAAATTTCCTCCTGGGAATAATTACAAAGAAAATGTTTGGCACGATATGTTTAGATCTTCTCAAAAAGTTGGTCAGAAAAGATTTTTACTTGTAGATGAAAGTGGAAAACTTTTAACTTCAGATAATTTTCCAAAGGTAGATGGCAAAGTTAGATGGGATGTTGATGGTGCTTATAAAAACGTAAAGTTTTATGATACCACAACAGAACAGTTTGTAAAATTTGATGATACCATTAAAGGAAAAGGAATGGGATTTGAAAAATATTTAGATCAAAAATCTGTTGGAGGCAAAGGTGCATTTGAAAATGCAGTTGATGGTTACAAAATAAAAGACGATTATAAAAACCTAACTTTTAAAAATGCTAAAGGTGAAAAAATTAGCCTTGGAAACTTAATGCAGAGTAAATTAAAAACTAAAACTGATTTTATAAAAAGTGGAATTAATGTTCAGCACCCAGATTTAGATAATGCGTTCTGGAAAAATGAAGTTTCAACTGCTTCTTCTAATATGAAATTAGCACAGTATGAAAAAACTTTAAACAGAGATCTTAAAGCTTATAAAAACAACCCTGTAAAAAGAGCTGAAGCTCTAGCTAAATTTAAAACAAAAATAGACAAATTACCTGGAGGTATAACTAAAGTTATTGAAGGTACAACATATGGAATTGAACCTACCGAAAGATCAGTTCTTCAATCTGCAGGAAAAGAGTTTGGAGCAACTAAATACAAAAATTTTAGAAATCTTTTTTCTCAAACTTTTAATAAAACACTAAGCCCACGATCCATAGTACAACTTGCAAAAACACACGGCTGTAAAACATTTAGTGAAGGCGGAAGTATCATTGGATGTTTAAAAGAAAAAATTTAACGCTAATCCTAGNAAAATTTTTACAAAAGTCTGCACCCTTAGCTAAAGACAATATGAATTTATTTAAGTGGTTTAAAAATGGTAGAAAAATTGCAAGAGGAACAGGTATAGCTCTTGCATGGGAAGCAGCTTTTGCTCCAATCATTGCAGGATGGGGAGCACTTGAAGGACAAAGTGGTCAAAGAATATTAAATGACATTGCTTATGGAATTCCATTTGTAGGTGAAACTGAAAAAGAAGAATGGATGAAATACGCGGGTGGTGATGAACTGGCTTATAAGATGAAACAAATGGGTGAATTAGAAGAACAAGAATTACCTTACCTTGATCAACAATTAGAAAAAGCTAGAAAACAAAGTGCTCCAACCCGTGAAAAAATGCCTAATTATGTTAGTCCTAAAGAACAATATATTTTAGATGATATAAAAGAAAAAGAATTAAAACTTCAAGGATTATATAATACTCCTGAATTTTGGGAGGGCCCTGCGGGTGCTTATTATAACGAACCAGCAATAAAAAAGGCTTATGACTTAGAACAAAAAACTACAGCACAAATAGCAGCTGATACGGCAGAGCGAAAAAAAGATACTTTTAATAAGTTAAGAGAAATGAAAATTATAGCTGATAAAAACTGGCAATCACAAAATTTGTATGCAGGCGGAGGAATAGCTTCAATCAGAAGACCTAATGCAATTCCACCCGAATCAGGGCCAACTCCGCAGGGGTTGCCTTCAATGTATAATCGTGTTAGAAGAATATAGGAGTATAAATGGCAGATATAGATAAAACGCTCCCTAATATTATTTTGAATAAACCAAAGTCGGATACGACTGAGGTTGATATTACGGAAGATATAACAAGAAAAAGGTCCAGTTGAAGTTACTGAAGATGAAGATGGTGCTACAATTGATTTTGATCCAAAAGCAATGCCTTTACCAGAAGAAGGCGATCACTTTGCAAACTTAAACGAATTATTACCAGAAGATATTACTGATCCAATAGCTAATAGATTAGAAGCTGATTATAGAGAATATAAAGCATCTCGTTCAGATTGGGAAAGAGCTTATACTGTTGGTTTAGATCTTTTAGGATTTAAATACGAAAATAGAACTGAGCCCTTTCAAGGAGCTTCAGGTGCAACGCACCCAGTTCTTGCAGAAGCTGTTACACAGTTTCAAGCTTTAGCTTATAAAGAATTATTACCAGCAGATGGTCCTGTTAGAACACAAGTTATGGGTGCAACTAATCCTATGAAAGAACAACAGTCACAACGTGTTAAAGATTTTATGAATTATCAATTAATGGATCAAATGAAAGAATACGAACCTGAATTTGATCAAATGTTATTTTACTTACCACTTGCAGGATCTACATTTAAAAAAGTTTATTATGATGATTTATTAGGTAGAGCTGTTTCTAAATTTGTTCCTGCTGATGATTTAATTGTGCCATACACAGCCACATCTTTACAAGATGCAACTTCTGTTTGTCATGTAATTAAAGTTTCAGAAAATGATTTACGTAAACAACAAGTAAATGGTTTTTATAGTGATATAGAATTAAATAGACCTCAAGATGTTACTACAAATGAGGTTAAGAAAAAAGAAAGAGAGCTAGAAGGTTTAACTAAGTCACAAAGAGTTGAACCATTATACACATTATTAGAATTCCACGTAGACCTTGATTTAGAAGGTTTCGAAGATGTTGGCGCTGATGGCGAACCAACAGGAATAAAATTACCTTACATCGTTACAATCGAGCAAGGTAGTCGGAAGGTTCTTTCAATTAGAAGGAACTTCGCGCCCAATGATCCAAAGAAAAATAAGATCCAATATTTTGTCCATTTCAAATTTCTGCCAGGACTAGGATTTTATGGATTAGGACTCATTCATATGATTGGCGGATTGAGTCGTACTGCAACTGCGGCTCTCCGTCAATTGTTAGACGCNGGAACATTATCNAANCTNCCNGCAGGATTT